TGATACACCTTAAACGTTGTCTTTTTCGTGTCTAAATTCTTGGGTCCATTATAACCCGTCGAGGCCATTACCGTCAAAGAAGTAGACTTACTGTTTCAATTCCTCGTAGGTAGGCTGAAAACCCGACGGCATATTGGCTAGCTGGCGAACGCTTGGCTGGTTTCAATTCCTCGTAGGTAGGCTGAAAACCGGTGAACGGCATTCGGGTAGCCTGGATGCCTCGGTTGTTTCAATTCCTCGTAGGTAGGCTGAAAACTGTGACGAGGTATGACGCACGTTATCAATCCGATCACGTTTCAATTCCTCGTAGGTAGGCTGAAAACCCGAATACAAAGGAGAGGGTAACAATGCTAACCTTGTTTCAATTCCTCGTAGGTAGGCTGAAAACTTCTTCCGGGCCTGCGGCACAACCCGAACCTGCACCGGTTTCAATTCCTCGTAGGTAGGCTGAAAACATGGTGGTATTCCTGCTTGGCCTTATCGTTGGCTGCAGTTTCAATTCCTCGTAGGTAGGCTGAAAACCAGGTTCGGGTTGTGCCGCAGGCCAGGCAGAAAGGGTTTCAATTCCTCGTAGGTAGGCTGAAAACTTGCGTGGAACGGTTGGGGTTGGATACCGCCAGACCCGTTTCAATTCCTCGTAGGTAGGCTGAAAACACAAGTTGGTCAGAACTTGTTCGATCTCTTCTTTGGTGTTTCAATTCCTCGTAGGTAGGCTGAAAACCCGGTTCTGGTTTTAATGTTGCAGGCTTTCAACATTTGTTTCAATTCCTCGTAGGTAGGCTGAAAACCTGATGAAATCGGCAAGCTTGTAAAATTCGCGTTTGCGTTTCAATTCCTCGTAGGTAGGCTGAAAACCCGGGTCTTGCGGATGTGGTCGACTCCGCAAGCCCAGTTTCAATTCCTCGTAGGTAGGCTGAAAACCAAGAACCATCGGTTCTACGCCAGCCAGCTGCCCGCGTTTCAATTCCTCGTAGGTAGGCTGAAAACAGGAACCCGGCCTTCGAGGTCGTCGAGGAAGAAGCGTTTCAATTCCTCGTAGGTAGGCTGAAAACCGACATTGGGGTTCGTGCAGGCGTCGGCGTCAAAGGGTTTCAATTCCTCGTAGGTAGGCTGAAAACTTCCCCCCACTTATTACATTTTTACCGCTTCCGCGGTTTCAATTCCTCGTAGGTAGGCTGAAAACAAAAAGGCCGCCTAACCAAAGAAGACATTGAGAAAAGTTTCAATTCCTCGTAGGTAGGCTGAAAACTCGACAGCGGCGACAACGTGGACCGCCCGATGAAGAAAAACCCCGACGGCTCGTAGGCTGAAAACTCGACAGCGGCGACAACCCCTACGGTCAGACGGGTTTCAATTCCTCGTAGGTAGGCTGAAAACCAAGAACCATCGGTTCTACGCCAGCCAGCTGCCCGCGTTTCAATTCCTCGTAGGTAGGCTGAAAACGTTGAAGCTCAATCATGAGGGTTGGCATCCCGTTGCAGAGTTTCAATTCCTCGTAGGTAGGCTGAAAACCTTCACCTCCATTTTAGAATGCACTGCCAAAAACGGTGTTTCAATTCCTCGTAGGTAGGCTGAAAACACACATCCTCATTTCGTCTGTTAGATAGGTATAGCTTCTCACGCAAAATGGCCGGAAGTCTCACGCAAAATGGCCGCGCCAGCGTAATTTTACGCGAGAATTCCATAACTTACCGTTATTGATGCTTCTATTTCCTGCCGGTCGCCGTCCTGGCCCACCCTAAAGCTTGCGCACTACCGTCCTACTGTGTAACCCTTCGGCAAAACACCAGATCACCGAAGAACTTTTCCCTCAAACAAAAGCTGTTGCAGTGCTTCAACAGGCCAAGGTAACTCTGTACGCTGGCGTTTACCTCCTCCCAATCAACCTCGCCTCGGGCATAGGCCCTCTGGAGGTATTTCAGGCGCCGCTTCATTTTCTTGACCGTGGACTTTCGTAACTTCCTGTGGGTGCTCCAGACCCAGTAACCAACCCACTCAATGCCCTGGTCTACGGTCCTGATAGTGGTTTTGCTATTCAGGACTAAGCGCAGGTGCTCGTCGAGGAACCGCTGGATTTCCTGCTTTACCCACCATAGGTAGGGTTTTTCCCAGTGAAGCACCAGGGCGTCATCCATATACCGCATATAGTGCCTGACCCGCAGCTCGTGTTTTACGAATTGGTCCAGTTCATTGAGGTACAAATTTGCAAACATCTGGCTTGTCAGGTTTCCGATGGGCATTCCCACGCCGTCCACCCGCTCGCCGGTGAAGCCCTGGTCTCCCAGGGCCAAGCCGAACTTGGTATGTTCGCACCGGATAATAGTCTCCAAGAGCCACAGCAGATCCTGGTCATCAATTAGCCGGCGCAGAATAGCCATCAGAACATCATGATCCACCCGGTAGAAGTACTTGGATATGTCGAGCTTCAGCACGTATACCCTGGCATGCTTCCGCTCCAGACCCCGGAGCCAATATTGCAGCCGGTCCACGGCCCGGTGAGTGCCGTATCCTACCCGGCAAGCGTAGGAGTCCTGGATATAGCGCCTGTCAAGGAGCGGGTTAAGCGCTCGATAAATGGCCCACTGGACCACCCGGTCCCGAAACGGCAGGGCCATAATAAGCCGCTTTTTGGGTTCGTACACGAAAAACTCCCGGTACCGCCCAACCCGGTATGTGCGCCAAATCAGCTCATTTTGCAGGTTGATCAGGTTCTCTTCTAGATTAGCAGTAAAGCTCAAAACCTCAGAACGGTAACGCTTGCACTTCCTGGCCTCAAGATAGGCCAGGAATAGGTTCTCGAAGTCGTAGATCTTTGGATATAAGCCCTTATGCCGCTTCAAGTGCTGCCTCCGTTTAATTAGACTGGGCGTGGCACCCTTCGCCCTTGCGGGCTACTAACTGCCTTCCCAGCAGTTCAGTTTTTTGCCGGTCCAATGCGGAACGCGGCAGGGAAGAAAGCCCCTTTATCCCTGTGCGCTGGAGATTGGCCCGTGAGCCAACCACTTCTGGCTGCAGGATGAAGCCGCGCGGACGCCGATGCCGCCGAGCACGTACGAACGAGGGCCGTTCAGGTTCAGAGCGAAAACGCCCGCAGCGGAGCCGCTGTTCCAGACCCCACCCCGGAGCGGGAGACGCTCTGGCTTCCTCCCCGTAAATCATTGCTTTACGCTCTTTATCCAGCCTCCGAGCATCCTGCCGATTTCATCGAGCATCTTAGACCAGTGCTCGTATTTGTTAAAAGGCAGAAAGCCCAGATCCCTTGCCAATCGGACATAAGTCTTGACCGTTGCCAGCTCTACATCGATGTCCTGGAGCGTGCTCTTTTTGAAGTACCGCTTATTGGCCTGAATGATCAGCCGCAACATTCTGGCCATCGCCAACTTTATCTCGCCCGCCAAAGCAAACTTCTCAGACTTTGGGAATTGGCGCAGGCAGACGTAGCCATACTGCATCATGTCATAGGTCTTTTGCAGTATTTTTAGTTCTTCCATCGACGCCTTCCTTTTGGCGGGCTACCGCCCGCCAAAACAGATTACAGTTCTACAGGTGCCAGATTACGGAATAAAAGCCGCGCGGAAGCCGACGTTGCTGAGCACGTACGAACGAGGGCCGATCAGGTCCAGAGCGAAAACGCCCGCAGCGGAGCCGCGGAGCCAGCACCCACCCCGGAGCGGGAGACGCTCGCCGTAATTGCGCGCCCAAAAGCGGTCCCCGCCGTGGTTGCTGTCAACAGGAGCAACACCGAGCAATTTGAGAATGTTTGGAACGGTGACTCCGCCAGCAGCTGTCAAGGTCTCAAGTGGACAACTGCCGTAATCCAGGTATTCGTTCGAAGCGGTATTGCCGGGGTTCATGCTGTTGGTAATAGTTGTGTTGATGAACGGCGCTCCCAGGTCGTTAGCACCCACGCCATCCCCAGCGACTGGCGAATCAATCTTGAGCGTATTGGCGGTACCCGGCGCAACGAGACTACCATCCTGGAGAATTGCTTTCCACTCCGCGCTTGCGGAGCTCTGGTCTTTAGTGTTGTCGGCAGCGTTATTGTCGGCGAGCACTTGGATTTCTCCTACATTTAACCGCAGCCCGCCGACCCACTCCCAGACATTGCCGTTCAGGTCAAAGATACCGAACGGGCTTCCGTCATGCGACCAGGGTAACGGGCCGGAACCAGTTAAGACTCGCCCAATTCGCTTAGTGCCAGCGTCATCGTAATAATAACTCGGGACCCCGGCTTCACTGGCGACGGCATAATCTTTGCCGAAGCCATTGTTGCCGCGCGGCCAGAAGCCCTGTTTTTTGCACCAAAGCGCAATGGCGGCCCACTCGGCGTTAGTCAGAAGGTGCCATCCGGTGCCCTTTTGCTTGCACGCCAAAAGGGCGTTGTCAAAGGTTATAGAATTCGCCGGGTCCTGATGTTTGAGGCTCAGGGCTCGTAATGTCGTCCCGGAGCCGGTGGTTATGTTTTGGTACTTTGAGACGTAGATCAGTGGTTTTGTAATGCCGTTGACGATAAAGGCCGGGTGGGGCATATTCCGCCCGCCGGTAAGTAGATCGGCCTCAGTCATAAGCGGCACCGCCACCATCACCGAGGGGTTGCCTTGGTCGTCGTATAGCACCGTGTTACGACCAAAGCTGGCCTCCTCAACGCGCTCGCGCCAGGAACGCTGCTCAGCAGCGTCGGTAATGACACCGTTACGCAAGAATCGGTTGGCCAGCGCAATCTCGATTTCGTGGATTTCCTTCAGCAGTTGCCCCTGCGTATATGGGCCGCTAATATACCTCACTCAAACATACCTCCTTCCGGCATCGGGGGCAGGGGAAACAGATCAGCGTAATTGCGCCGTAGGTCCGCCTCAAAGACTGGCAGATAACTCAGTGCCTCGGCCTCGCCACCCTTGACGTTCGTGCGCCCTTGGATGTCGACGCCCTCGTCAATAAAACTGATCTCGATGGTCGTAGTGCCATCGCCATTCACTGTAAGAACGTATGTCATTCTTCAATCACCGCCACATTCAGACTTGCACCCTCCGAGATGCCGTATATAGTCACCGGAACTGTCGGATCAAATACAAATTCAACGGTAGCGCCAGGCTCAACCGGAAAACCGGTTTGCTGTGTCACCGAGGCCGGACCGACGCGCAGTCGCAGAACAGGATCTTCGTTCTTGATGATTAACCTGCGGCGATTGGACTTAGGCGACGCCCCGGCAAACACCTCTGCCGCCGTTGCCGCTATCGTCTTTGTACCGACCGCCGGGGCACTAGTTGTGGCGCTATTAAGCACATCATCTCGGTTAGGAAGCAGAATTTCCGGCATTAGACCACCTCCTGATACATAAACACCAGATGGTTATCTTGCTGTTTGAAGCCGTACTGGTACGTTGTGCCAGTACCGATATCTTGATATCGGTGTGGCATGGTTTCGGCCAAGTGTGCAAGGTACCCTGCCTGGCTGGCGGCCGCCAATTCCCAAGCCGATCCCGTATCCCTGTAGATCTCCCCTGTGTCTGTGGCAAAGTAACATCGGCCCATGGTGCCGGGTTGCGGTCTCTCGGCCAGGGTGCCGGCCAGCAGCTCCGGGACGCCGCCGGCGTTCTTCACGGTATTCCCCGGGGGAGTCCATGCGCCGCCCTCATAGTCCGCCTTTGCCTCGTCGTACTGGGTTTGTATATGGTTCAGCCGTTCGGCCGAGATACCGGGCGGTCCCTGATTGACAAACGGTATCTTTTCGTAAGGCACTATACAGCCCTCCCTAGACGGTCTTCACGAACAATCTTGAGGCTGCCGGCGGCCGTCTTGTTGATGTTGACCACCGCCCTGGCCACCAAGATGCCGGTGTTTGGATCTGCGGTCGCTGCGGCCCCGGCGAACAGGCCAATCTCTCTAATAAGAAAGTTCGCCTCGGTGTCCAAAAAGGTCACGATTGATTCCAGCGCCGGCAGGGCGGGGTTGAAGCTTTCGATGACCTTGCGGATCTGCTCACCGCCGAGCTGCGTTTGGCTGTACTGCGTGGCCACGTCCGAGGTCCCCAAGGCAATGTACTTGAAGCCCGGGGTCTCGACACCGCGCCAGAGGTCGAGAAACCACTGCAGGCCGGCGTCGGTGATGGTGTTTTCGAAGACCCACTCCCGGCCGCAATGATATGCTCGGAAGCGGCCGGGGAGCCATAAGAGACATTCTCCTGGGCGCCTGGATCTTCGATTAAGCAACTGCCGCAAAAAGTCTCGCATGGCCGGCCTCCTTAACATGGGTATAGATCCTCTGCAGGATACAGGCTTTCAGCCGGCAGGGGACAGGCAAAGAGGTTTGTCGTTACCTGCTCCCCCCAGGTGATGAGATCCGGATCGGCACCAATGTCTCGCGCCGGAGCTTCGATATTGAGACCGGCCAGCTTTGTATGTGCCGGCTTCATCCTGCTGATTGTGTTAAGTAGATTGGTGCGCTGCGCCTCTGTGAAGCTGGCCTCGGGTAGGGGTAAGTTCACACGGAACTCTGCCCACCTGTTCGGGTCCTCGGCCCTTAGCTCCTGAATCTCGGCATCTGTAAAGCCCAGACGCTGGAAGGTATCCAACATAGCTGCGGCCGTCCCGATCTGGCTGTGGATGCTGTACGCGGCCAATAACCGGAGTTGGTACTCTTCGTCGGTCTCTTCCCGGTACCTCGGAAGTCCCCGGTCCCGGCCTAGTTGGTCCAGGGCCTTCCCGGTGGCCGTGGCCAGGAAGGACTGCTCCCGCAGGCGGAAAATGGTTTCCTGGGCCAGGTCATAGTTCGGCCCCAGGGCCTTGGCCAGCTTTTCCGCGTCGCTGTTCTTGGGCGCCCGCTTGAAAACGCGATGCAACAGGTACCAGAAATACTCCGCGAACGTCATTAACTCACCCTCTGTGCCGTTACGGTAACACTACCCTTTACGGCAAGTTCCCGGGCGGTGACCGGCACGTCGGCCGCCGGCGCCGTCAGGGTGACGTTGACAACGTGTTCGATCTTCATAAGGTTCGCGATCACCTGCGCCCGCACAACGCCAAACTCAGGCGATACTCTGGCAATGTCCGCGTGCTCGGTGTCCCCGTACCTGAACATGATGTCGATGATCTCCTCGGCCTCGGCCCGGATCTCGTCCAGGTCGCCGTAATCGGGGTGGACATGCAGCGTAACGTCAAAGTCCACCTCGACGGGCGTCGGCCCGAGAACGAGGACATCAGCGCAGAGCGGCCGGCGCGCGTTGATGTGGGCCTGCACCTGGTCAATCAGGTCCTGGGTGGGCAGTCCCGCCGCCCCAGTGATGATCACGTCGACCGTGCCCTGTCCGCGCGGATGCTGGTCGTCGATTTGCACGACGACCACGCCAGTCACTTCCTGCGCCCAAGCGATGTACGCATCCCGGCCGCCGCCGGCGGACAATTGGCTCCACTTGCCCTTCGCGCGGAAGCGCAGCGATTCGTCGGTCTCGTCGTCGGTGCCCTCGCGAGTAATCCAATCCGCGGCATTGGTCACATAATCCACGCCGGGAATAAAGGTCACCAGTTGGTTGATCTGTCCGGCACCAACGTTATACTGGGCGCCGGCGAACTCGGCTTCTACTGGCACGGCGACTTCAAGGCCTTCAAGAACCGCCTGTGCCGTCACGATGTACTGCAGCTTTTCCCCATATCGATCCACAGCCGTCGAGACCACGGTGCCTGCGGGGATGACGACATTCCCGCCGGCGGCGGCGCGCCCGAAAACGACGTTGCCCTGGGTCTTCTGGGCCAGCTTGCGGTAGACCTCGAACTCGGCCGCGCGCAAGTCCAGCCAGTCCCCTGTGGCGGTGTCCAGGTATAGTTGCGGCGTTGTGTCCTTCAGCAAAGAGTACAAGTCCGCAAGGCCCTGGTTGGCCATTTCCAAGAGGGTGTAGAAGACGCCGCCGGCCCGAAGATTTGTGATCCGGAAGGCCAGATCCCGGAGCCTGGTCTTCGTAGCATCCATAAGTTCAGTGAAGGTCTTGATCGGGATGATGTCTTCGGGCTTGATCATGCGCCGGCCCCCTCGAACGTGATGCCGTCCTGGCTGATGGTCAGTACGATGGCCGCCTGGTCCTCGGGGATGTCGCCGTAATCGTCGTCAAACGCGGTGGCCGTCGGCCGGAAGGTGATAGTCACGGTGATGGCATCCCGTGTCCAAGACGTGATATGTACCCTGATCGACTCCGGGTCGATCCGCTCGTCTCTAGCGATTCCCAAGCGTATGGCCTGCGCCAACTCCAGCCGGTTGAGTTCGGTATTCTCGGCCTGGTTCCAGGCCTGGATGCCCACGCCGTATTCCCGATGCTGCCACAGATCACCCGGAAAGGTGAGCAGCCGGTGTTTGACATCCTGGACCAAGCATTCGAGGTCAACGACTGTCTCGACGTCGCCGTCGGCGGCCAAGACAAAATTCCCGTTGTCGTCGAGCAGGATGTCTTCCATCGACGTCCTCCTTAGATCTTGGCCAGGACAACGAACCGCTTGCCCTCTTCAATCGGAACGGCTGCCACCTGGCTGCCCACCTCGATGCCCGACAGGTGGGCAGCCATTATGAAATCCGTTACCGACCCGTACCCCGGAAAGTCTATCGTGCTACCCGTGTAGGTACCAAGTGCCGCCGTGGATAAACACTGCACGAACGGCTCCGACGGGTCTCCATAGCGAAACCCCAGCCCAACCACATTACCCGGGGCCAATGTTACCGGTACCGGGTCGCACTTGATGGCCGGAGCGGCCGGATCCACGTTTCCATCGTTAGTCAGCGGGGCCAAATGCAGCCCCCCCTGCGTGCTGATCACCTTCGCCCGGGCGGTAACGTGATACCGGCCGGCAAGCTCCGGGAAGAGACGGAGCACCACTTTTCTCACAAGTTCGATAAGCTTGTCCGGCGCATCCATCAGGCGGCCTCCAGTTCTCGGAAGTGGATTTCTGTCCGCAGGGCGCCCTGGTCGTTGATGAAATGCCGCACCGTCTCAACAAAGAACCTGCTGGCCTTGACCTCGGGCCAGACGACCTCGATTTCCTGCGAATGCCCGACAAAGGGCGAAAAGACGGTCAATAGCTTACCGGTGCCCGTAGTGCTGCCGGCCGGGCGCTGCCCGACGGGATCGCGGTCGGTTGTGAAATCCAAGTCGATGATGTTTTCCCCGTACTGATAGCTGTAAACCGGCCCCGGCTGTGGTACCGGCGCCGTCCAGTTAAACCGCCTGCCCACGAAGTACCAGTCGTGTTTGAGCCCCCAGGTCGTGTTTACCCTGCGGACCAGGTCGGACACGTTTTCCGAGGCCACAAACCGCGCCTTCCGCGGGTAGGCCGTGGCATCCAGGTTGAAATCTGTAACCCCCGCCCGCCGCAAGCCAAAGCGGATGACGTCCTGGGGGGCCACGTCCATAAATGTCTGCACTATCGGCGTCCCAAACAGCTTGACCGCCTCATCTTTGCAAAGAAACCGGGGGGCGCGGGGATCGGTCACATATCCGGAAAAGAGAAGCCACGACTGGTTAAGGTCATATCCGCCCCAAATCTCGATCGTTGTGTCCTTCATCAGCCCCAGATCGGGCAACCCCTTCCGCAGGGCAAACTCGCAGACGTCCGCCGGCTCTTTTCGCGACAGCCACAGGTCGAAAGCGTCGAAGAGGTTGCGGACCTGGGCGCCGGCGACCCGGAGTTCGATGTAGGGTGAGAACAGGTTATCCAAGATTGTCTGACCCCCTCAGCCAGGCCAGGATCTTTTTCCCAAGGCTCGGCTCACGCGTATCCTTCGCTGGCGTGGCCGCCTTCTTGTCCTGCATTTCCAGCCGCCGCAGGTCCCCCATCCCCGGGGGCTTGGTCAGCTCGGCCTTGCGCAGATCGCCGAAGCCCGGCGGCGGCGTTTTCTTGGGTGCCGGCCGTTTCGGGGCCTGCGCGGTGCTCTTCTTCGGCGCCACCGTCACTTTGATCGGGACATGCTCGACAAACTCGCAGATTACCAGGACCTTATCGGAGCGGTTATCCTCGAACGTCTTGAAGTCGGAGAAGATAACCTCATTGATTCCCCGGGCCTGGACGTGCTTATTGACGATCCGGTAAACGCCGGGCTTCTCCTGGTCCGGAGACCGGCGGAAAATCGCCTGGATCGTCTGCACCTGGGTAGTGCAGTCGCCGCCGTCTTCGGCCGGCAGGAGGATCAGGTTGAGCCGCACGCGGGCGTTGTCGTAGCCCACGGCCTGCGTGACCTTCTCCTTCTTACCCTTAATCTCGACCTCGTCCATCTTGACGGCGGCCTGGATCTCCAGGCTCTCGAACGTACCCGGCAGGACGACGTCGCCGACTTTGATTTGTCCGATGTCGGTCGTGATCAACTGCACGCGCGGGGCCTCCTAATCGCCTTGCATATCCAGGTACCGCAGCGCCTGGTCGATGTAGTCCTCAAAGCCCCTGGCTGGCTTCTGACCGCCGCCCACGACGACCACGATCGGCCGCCGGTCGCGGGTGAAGACGCTTTCGCGTTCGCGGCTGGATTCGCGGATGACCTCCCGCAAATTCACGGCCGGCGTCCGGCCCAAGGGGGACGTACCCCAGGACCCCAGGCCGGCGGCGGGCAGCGCGATGCCGCCGAGAGCCGAGGCCGCCACGGCCTGCAGGTACGGCGCGCGCGCCTGGATGCCAGAGGCGAAAGTATTGATCAGCGCCATGCCGCTATAAGTCAGCGTGGAAAGCGGTCCTTCCTTCGCGTCCGAGAAGGGGAGCAGCCGCCGCAGCTTGGCCAGACCGGCGTGAACGACCTCGGCCGGCTTGTTGATGATGCTCCTTATGCCGGCCACAAAGGCGTCGATCAGCGCGCGGCCGGAAGCCCACAGTTCCTGAGCCCTGGCGCGTATGCGGTTGACCGCCGCCGTGATGGCATTGCCGACGGCGTCCTTGATGGTGTCCCAGTTGCGGGCGATCAGCAGTGGAATGCCGACCACCGGCATAATCACGGCCAGGAGAAGCGGGGCGTTTTGACGCGCGAAAGCGACCATCCGCTGCCAGGCATTACCCATCCAGGCCACGACCGTATCCCAGTTCCTGGCCAGCGCCCAGACCGCCGCTCCGAGGCCCACAATGGCCACAACAACCCAAGTGATGGGGTTGGCCAGCAGGGCCGCGGTGAAGGACCAGACGGATGCGATCAGTGCCGGCAGCGCCCGGGCGGCGGCGAGGATCGCCCCACGAGCAAAAGCACCGATGCCGGATGCCAGCCGCAGGAGAGCGCCATAAGCCCGTATCCCGGCCGCCGTGGCGAAAAACAAAACGCGGAAGGCGAGCTGGCCGATCATCACCCCAGCACGCAGAGTCACCGGCCCCAGTAAACGTAAACCATAGAACAGCCTGCTGAGTACAGCGCCTACACCCCTACCCAACCAAGCGAAGGCTTTGATTCCTTGGCCCCCAAAGATGTACAGGGCTCCCGCGACCGACAGTATGGGCGCAATGACCGAGAGAGCCGCAGCAGCCAAAGCAGCAAAGAGCACCGCCAGACGTGTGAGGGTGGGATGCGTCTTGGAAAAACTCTGCAGCCCGGCCACCCAATCCTGAACGCTGGGAATAAACGCCTTGATCAGAGGGGCCAGTTGATCACCGATAAAGCCCTTGGTTATCTCAATATTCTGGTTAAGCACCGCAAGGCTGGCGCCCAGATCGTCATTCATCGCCCGGGCCATGCCTTCGGTGAAGACCACCCCCTGCCCCATCGCCGTATTGAGCGTGGTAATATTACCGCGCAGCGCGTCGACCTTGCCGTACAAAAGATCGATCAATGCCACGGCCTCATCAGACCCGAACGCCTTCTGGATCTGCTGCTTCTCAATGGCGTCTAAGGTGTCGCCGTACTTCCCCCGCAACCGCTCCAGAATGTCTACCATGCCCAGGAGCTGGCCATTGGCGTCGACAAAACTGAGTCCGAGAGTTGTGCCGGCCCGGGCAGCCGCCTGCATGAAGGCCTTGTACTTCGTGCCGGCTTCACCCCCAGGCATCGTCGCCTGTAGCATCCCCAATACTGCAAGCTGTTCCTCGAACGGCCGTTTCGCCGTAGAAGCCGCGGCGCCCAGGGTGGTTAAGGCTTGGCTCATACCGCTGCCGGTCGTCTTAAACTGTTGCACGGCGGCCGCAATGCCGGCGGAGAACATCTCCCCGAACTGGAGATCGGACATGTTGCCGTACAGGTCCTTAAAGATCCCGTAGCCGGTGGCGAACAGGGATGTCATCTCGGCCGTGGTAGCTTTCGTGGCTTTGGCTGTCAGCGCGGCCAGGGTGGTAAACTGCGCCACGCCTTCGTCGGTGAGGGACGCGATCCCCGATTTGATATCGTATGCGGCGCTGATGAACTGAGCCTCAGTGGTGCCAGCCCATTGCGCACTGAACCGCTGGGCGGCGCTGGTCAAGGCGCCCAGATCCTTGATCCCTAACGAAGACAGTTCGCCGAGGGCGGCCTGGTTGGCGACGACCGGGGTAAGTAATCCGCTCAGAGCGCGCACGGTCTTGTCGGCAGCCCCCTGGGCAAGGGCTCCCGACACGGCCAGGCGGTTTCCAAAATCGATCATGCCTTGAGCCTTCTGCACCTTATTCTCGAAGTTGCTGAAGACCTGGGCCATCTTCTGCACCGGCCCGGTGAGCTTATCCACAACACTGACAATTACGGCCAGGTTGTAAAGCGAATCCATTTATTGACACGCCCCTTGTGTTGGTGTACGCTACAGGGGAAGGGAGGTCTTGGCAATGGGTTGGTTGACCGTCTTCTTCATCTGCATCGGCATCGGCGCCATGCTCGGACTCCTTATCGCCGCCATCTGGGGCATCCCGCACGTGATTAAATGTGGCGTCCAAGGTGCCATTCAGGGTTGGCGCGAAGGCGGTGAAGAACTTAAACGCCGCCAGGCCGCTCAGGAATCCCGTAGCCGGCAGTGACCGCTGCCGGTTTTCCCTATTTGAAGACCTCCTGGATCGCCATGATCACACCCCGCTTGACGGCCAGCGCCCGGCGGTCCTCGTAGAAATAGGCGTGGGCCGCAAGGTCACAGAAAGTCTCATCGTCGAGCTGCTGGATCTCCTCCGGTGCCAAGCTGAAGTGGTAACGGATGAGGGCCTCCGCCTGGTCGATGCCGTCCTGACGCAGGCCCTCGACCCGCCTTACAATTTCCTGCTGAAAAAATCCTGGTTACTCCCGATCAGCTTCTGCAGCTCCGCCCCCAGGGCGAGCACGATCCCGGGCTTGTCGTCAATCAGTTTGCGCAGAACGTCCGGCCCGGGGTGCAGCAGGCAGTTGACCACCAGGTTGTTCGTGGCCAGAAGGACGTCCTTTGTCGCTTCCTTCGCGAAGCGGGAAAGATCCGCCCGGCCGGGCTTGCGGAAGTAGAAGGTCATCTCCTGGTCGCCGGCATCCTCGCCGCGGATCTCAAAGACATCGCCGTGCTGCTCTTTCCACGCTTTGATTTGCTCTTCATTCGGCATAGCCGCGTCACGCCCCCAGTTTTGCAGTTTGCCCCGGACCCCCGCCTGCCCGGGTGCCTGCCCTGGCGCCCACCCCGGGGTGCCGGTGCTCACCCCGACCAGGGCTCCTCTATTTGCATCAACCCTCAGTTAGGGTGTTGCGTCAGTTGGCTTCCAGCCCGTCCCAGACGATGCCGCCCAGGATCTTCAGCTCGTACTCCACCTTGACGTCCTTGTCGCCCTGGCCGCTCGACCGGCTGACTTTCGTTATCTTGCAGGCCTTCAAGACGTCCGTCACGGTCGGCTGGTCCTCATTGGCGTAGCTCACGCTGATCGAAAACGGCGCCAGGCCGTACAGGGTCTTGCCCTGCTTCTTGGCGTAGGCGACAAAGCGGTCGTGCTCCGACTTCAAAAGCGTGAGCTTGCCCTCGGCAGAATAGTTCCCGTTGCCGTAGCCCAGCGGGTTCGAGCCCTTGCCGTAAGTGGGCTCGATTTCCTTGCCGTCGGAGTACTCAATGTTCTGAATACCGATCAGTTCGCCATGGGGCAGGGTCACGCTGATGTCTTCCCAACTGTACTCCTTACCGTTGATCAACTAACACACCCCCTTACGCCGCGGACTGGAAGGGGTTCTCGAAGCCAATTTCAGCCTCGATCTCCCGCAGGTAACCCAACGGTACCAGCCGGACCTTGATGCGCAGCTTGGACGTGGCCAGGACGTCCTGATCCCGCGGTATAACAACCCGGCCGCGGGCGATCTCGCCGGCGCCGACCATGATGTCGAGCGGCGCCGCCAACTGTGCCTCGATGGCCGCGAAGCTCTTCTCAACATTGATCGGGTCGACCTCCGCGTGCTCGAAGCGCAGGGCGGCGGTGCGGACTTGTCCGCACGCCTTGTCCATCACCCGGCGCAGCTCTACGAAACGAAAGTCGGAGATGGCCTCCGCGGCCATCCGGCCGTTCGTGATGTAGAAGCCCGACAGACCGATGTACTGACGGAAGGTGATGAACCCGGCCTCGTCAAGGGCCAGGATGTGGCCGTCGTTGATACCCGCCGGGTTCAGGCGAACCACGGCCGGCAGGGGGCCGGTCATAACTTTCCCGGGCGATTCCTGGACCGGGATCGCGCTCACCCGGCCGGCATAGATCCCCGCGCCGTTGCGGTCCACCTGGCGGCCGGTGCCCATGTCGATCAGCTCAAGGCGGCCGGCGCAGATGGAAACCCGCGTCGACGCAAAGGATGCCTTTGCCGCGAGCAGCCCGGTAACCCACTGGTCAACGGTTTCACCCGCAGCGGGGCCGGCGGCCTCGGCAAGGAAGTGAATGTACCGGTATTTGCCCTCGGCCTCGGTGGCCTTGGCGGCCAAGGCGGCCCACATTGCGGCGTCTGACTCCCCGACCACGTGCACGAACTCGTACAGATAGCCCGAGTCAAGCAGGGCGTCGATCGCGGCGTTCACGCTGTTAACGCTGGCCTGGGGCGCCTCGGTCTTGCACGTGTACCTGTCGCCGGCGAGGAAAGACTGGTTCGGGTCGGTCACGTATTCGGTGAAGTTCAGGGTCAGGCCGGTACCGGGCACGTCATAGGTAAGCGCCGTCGGCACGGTGATCTTTTGGGAGAAGTTGTCCCCGCCGTCCAGGCTGTACTTGAACGTCGCCACGTTCTTGGCTCCCGGGTCGACGATTTCAACCACCAACTCGTATGCATCGAGCGGGGTACCGGTAACGGTCAGGTTGCCCTGACCGGTCTTTGTGGCGGTCACGGCGCCGATCTCGCCGGCGATGTCGCCGTTAGCCCGCACCGCGTAAATCGTCCGGGCGCCGGCGGCGAAAGAGTCATACAGCGCATTGGCCAGGGGGCCGGTCCCGAACAGCTCAGAGACTTTGCCCGGATCGGTCACGGCTACGATCTCGTTGACGGTGCCGGCCGACGAGACGCCGACCTTGGCATGCAGTCCCGCCGCCGACGGCGGCAGCATGCCCAGCCCGCCGTCAAGTATCTCGATAGTGACGTCGGGTAGCGGCATTTACCTCACTCCCTTCATGGGGCCTCCGAGGAAGGCATCCCTGGCCTGCAGGAATTCCTTCTCACTCAGTTCTTTACCCCGGCCCCAGTTGTAGCGCACCATCATGCCGTCCAGGGTCCAGCCCGGAACGCCAAAACGCTTCGCCAGCTCTCCGACCGGATACAGCTTGGACTCCTGGCCTTCCTGGACATCGGCCTTTTTCGGCAAGACTTACACCTCCTCCGTAAGCTCTTGTTCGACCTCCATGGCGGTCTCCAGGGGCAGGACCTTGACGACTTTATCTTGATAGACCCCTCCCTCAAACGTCACTAGGTAAACCGCTCCGGACCGCTGGCGCAAGATGCTGCGATCCTCTTCGTCCGGCTCCGATCCGCGAACGGCGACCAGGATCGCGTTGCCCTGGTCGTCCAGAATGCGCCTGGTTAGGCCGGTCAGGAAGGTTTCCCCCACGGCCTGAGCCTCGTCGTCGGTACGGTGGACGATCAACACCTTCAGATCCAGCGCCCGGCGGTGCGTGCGCCGGCGGTAAGTTCGTTCATCCACTCCAGGGCCTTCACCTTTGGCCACCATCGACCCGTCATAACGCATTGTTTCGTCGCCGGTCAGCACCACCGCGAAGGGGGGGACGTTGTGCTTGTCCGATCCCTCGCGGCTGAAAGAGATCTTGGACACGCCGGCGGCCCGAAGCCGCTCGGCCAGGTACTCCTTACAGGTCTTGATCACTTTAGCAGCTCCCCGATCCGCTCCTGGATGATCTCCTTAATCGCCTGTTCATCGTCGTCGCTGACCCCCAGGAAGGGCCGCGCCGGGATGGACACCTCTTGCTTCGTCGCCCACCGCTTGCCGACCCGGAAGCGCAGGGCCTTCGCCCGCTTGGGCCGGATGACGGCCCCGAACTGGTGCACAGCCGCCCTCTTGTCGTTTGTTCCGACCTCGACCCGGTCCGGCCGGGCGGCCGCGGTGATGGAGTTGCGCAGCCGGCGGGTGTCGCTGAGGGTTTGCCCGCCTTCCTCGCGGGCACGGATCGATTGGGGCCACTTGGTGCTGTCGGGCGCCGTCTCCTCGCGGAACCGGAGCTGCGTGCTGGCGACAAGTTCCTCGCCGATCTCCTTGTGCAGCCCGGTCCAGTTGACGCCGGCCAGGCGGTGCAGGTGCCGGTTCAGCTTCGACCAGTCACCGTCCAGCTTGACCCCGCTCAACTAGAAACCCTCCAGTCTCTCACGGCTGAAGATCCGGGGGTTGCTACGGATGTCGGTGCCGTCCGTCGCCGGCGGCGGGTTGGGGACCCCCAGGGTGACAACCCCCTTGGCGATGTTCTCCAGGGTCCGCACTGCAGCCCGGTACCGGTCGATGATCGCCTTGTCGCCGCCCTCTTCCGCCTGGTCGTTGTAGCCCCGGCGAGAGAACAGGTTGTATAGGGCGATGTCCACGGCCAGCTTGCGGATAAATCCCGGCACCGGGTCGAAGGGGACCGGGTACCGCGCCTGACAGTAACCGTTAATCTCATCGGTGGCCGCCGTGATGGCCGCGTCGACCCTTGCTTGGTCAACCTGGCCGGTACCCTCATCATCCGTCAGCTCGACAAGGACGGCCTCGCTGACCTGGGCCTTGAGATCGTCGAGCGTACAGTACATTACTTGTCGCCCTTATCGTCCTTGGACTTGTCGCCCTTGTCATCCTTGGGCCTGGCCGACTTCTCGGTGGGGATCTCCTCGACGATCAGCATCGGCTCGGCCTTCAGGATCTTGATCTGCTCCGGCGTGAAGGTGCCGTCCGGGTAGACGGTTGGGCCGGTCGGATGCGCCACGCCGCAGCGCCGAAAGCCTTCTCTCCTCGCAATGATCTTCAGGGGCATGCTTGTCGCTCCTTTCGTGTTGACTTAGGCATCGGCAGGCGCCGGTACTCGGCCCGGCGCTTACCGATGCCCGCCGCCCGAAGGCGGCGAGCGGTTGCGGGGCGGGAAAGGTGCTTACGCGCCGGTGCCGGTGGAGCCGTAGGCCAGTTGCCAGAGCCCATAACCTGCATTGTCAATGCAGTCGACCCCGTACAGGAACATCTTCTTCATGAAGACGTTCAGGTCGTCCGGGTTATCGAGCGCGACGAAGTCGATCTTCTTCACGACCTGAATGATGAACGGCTTGATCGGCTTCGATAGATCGAGCAAGAACCACTTCGTCGGATGGCCGGCCAACTGAGGCAGCATCAGCGGCTCCGCGGAGTTGCGGTTGATGTTGGTCTCTCCGTTCGCCAGACGCTCCGCCTGCAAGATCTTCAGCGCGGTCTCCCGGAGCTGCGGCGGGTAAACGAGATGCGTCGGCGTGATGTTGAGCGACCGCTCCTGTTCGTCCGTGAGGCTGCTCATCGCGGCGTAAGCGGCGTTATAACTCTCCGCGCTCAGGGGGGCTGTGGAGTAATTGCTGCCGCCCTCGTGGTCGGGGTCGAAGAAATACTGGCCGTCGTAGCAGAGCTGGGTAAAGCCATTGACCAGCAGGTCGACGAGCATGTCCATGTAGTGCTCCCCAGCTCCCTGGGCAAGCATCTGGATGCGCGGACGCACGAGGTTCAACTTGTCAAAGATGATGTCGTCGCGGCCTACCTCAATGGTGGCTTCCCAGTCTTTCTTTTTAATCGTGAAGCCGTGAGCGGCCAGGGCGTGAATGACCCGTTCCCCGATCCACTCCCGCATGCGCGGCAGCGCGGCAAGCCAGTTGTAGGTTTCCTCGGGTGACGTCGAATCGATAACCATGGCCAATTGCTCATAGGGGGTCTTGACCCCGGCCAGGGTGTCGAAGAACAGCGCCCGGAACCCCTTAGTGGCCGCACGCAGGGTTTGAGCGTTCAGAATCAAGGCATTAACCTCCTTTCACGATTAATTAGCGGATCTCGACCCAGACGCCGTTGACATCCACGCCCAAGACCTTGCCCGCCTTCGAGCGGGTACCGGCGCCATCAGTGGCGGCCACCGTCTGGTCATCGACGATGTAGCAGTCGCTCAACACGTGGGCCTGGCCGACGGGGTCGGCGCCGGCGTTGGCCCACTTGAAGACGCCCCGCCGGACGGTCACGGTCTGGGCCCCATCGACGCCGCCGGTGTTGTCGACCTGCCCCTCGGCCCGTCCGGCGGCCTTGAGGTTCGCCGCCGTCGAGCCGGGTACTGCATACCCGGCGGCGTTCACCGCCACCAGGGCGCCGGCGTAGATCTTCACGCCGGCCGCCACCGGCAGCGCCAGCAGGTCCCCCTCACGCCGCGGAGTGTTCCGGTCTGCCGCAAGCGGCATTACTGATCACCTCCATACATCTTGAACACCTCGTCCGAGATCCCGAGCTGCTTGTTCACCAGCATCTGGATCTCGTCGAGGGCAGGTCCCTTGCCGCTGCCCGGACCGGCGCCGGCGCTGATCTCCTGTCCCACAGGTACCACCTGCGGCGCCTGGGCGATGAAAGCCCGAAAACCGTCGGGGTCCTTGAGAGCGTACTGCTCGGCCCAGTCCTTTTGCGCCGGGGCGATCTTGCCCTGCTTCAAGGCCAGGTCGACCAGCTCGTCCCGCTCTTTGAGCGCCAGCTTTTCCTGCAGAGCGCGGAACTCCTCGACACGGACGTAACCGCTCGGGTTCTTGAGCGCCAGGATCTTGCCCTTGACCGTCGTCAGGTCCGCGGTCTCGGGGCACTCCAGGAGATCCAGGATCTCCTTGGCCGCCACCCGCCGCTGGTCGGTCAGAAGAACCGCCGGCGCCACGCGCGGCCCGGTGACATCCTTGGCGGCCATCTGCTGTTCGGCGGCCTTGACCTGGTCGATCAGCTTCTGCAGTTCGGCGATGATTTCTTCAACCGTGGCCGTTACAGGCAGGTTAAGCATCCACCGGATCTGTTCCAACAGTTGATCCAAACCCGTTCCCTCCTTCATGGGGAGGCTGACGCCTCCAGATTTATTGACCAGCGGCACCATGCCGTCGATCGCCGGAGTGTTTGTCAGGGCGCCCGAGTGCAGGCGCACAATCCGCCCGTCGGAAACCCGCTTAAAAACGACGGGGGAGAAGTACCGGTATTCCTTGTTGGCCAGGTACGCGGCCGCCCGCGGCGTCCACTCCACCCGTGCCCAGAGTCCGTCAGGGCCCCGATCGACCAGCTCTTTAATCCAGCCGGCAGCCGGCGCCTCCTGGCCGGTCAGGGTCTGATGCTCGTAGTCGATGACCAGATCGTTCTCCCGGGCGGCGAAGTCGGCAATGATGGCCCGCTTGGCTTCATCGTCAACTACAAAGTCGCCGTACTTCTCGGTGTGCACGATGCCGGCCGGCAGCACCTGGATGTACTCGGGCGCGTCGCCCGCGGGTACTTCGGGTACTTCGAGAGAGAGTTTTAGGGTTTCGTGCCCCGGTTCGGGGTGCGCCTTACAGGCCAGCAGCATTTCGTTATCACCTCGTTACAGCCTGTTACATCGCAGCGGGGAACCCTTGATTTGCAAGGCTTTGCGGCCCTTACAGGGCCTTGCGCCCGTTGTTACTGGCTGTTACATAACCGTTACTTTTTTGGTTCCCGCCCGTTACTTGCCCCGTTACATGGCCGCTTTTTGCCGTTACCACCTGTTACATGTCCGGAATCGTCTCGCGTTTCCGGTTACTTTGTTGTTACATCCGCCTTCGCGCGGGCCTCGTAGGCCTTGCGCAAGGCGGCAGGGTACTTGCTTAGATCCGGTTCCCAGCGCACCTTGGCCGGATTGTGGTCGAACCCCGGGTCCGGCAGCAGGGGCCGGGCCGCCTGGCCGGGAGGCTCGACCATCTTGGGTGCCTCCGTCTCGACCTTCAGCCCGCGGCGGCGAACCTGGTCACCGGTGAGGCTGATTACCCCGCACCGGCACCGGTACCCATTCGGGGGGTACCAGGTGTCCCAAAAGGGGTGATCCGCCGGGAAGACCTTGCCGTCGAGCGCCCGGTGTGTGGGCCGCGTACGGCTGTCGTTGATCGCATCGTACATCCAGTACGGGCGCCGCTCGATCACTTCCGGATCGGTCATGCGGCGGTAGTGTCCGACCATATAGGCGGTCTGGACGTTAGTCCGAAAGATGTTGTCTAGGCGGAAGGGAGTCAGGCCTTTCCAGCCGCGGGCAGCCAGGATCTCGTTGACCTGCTTGCCCCACTCCTGGGCGGTGAGGCCGTCCTTGATGGCCCTGAGCACCTCGTTATAAATGTCGTGGAGGATGTCCAGGGCCGCGATCCTCGCAACGGAAAAAGCAAGGTTTTTTTGCTCACCCCAAAGCTTCTCATACTGGTCGGGGGAGAGGACGACCTTATCCTTAAAGAACTCAACTGCCTGGTCGAAGGTTAGCGGCTCAAGCTTAATGGCCATCGGCCGCCCACCTGCCGAAGAGATCCGCCACAAACACCGCCCGGGCAATCAACTCCTCCAGCTCGCTGGTGTCCATCTCGCTATAGATCTCCGCCAGCCGGTCCCGGATTTCTTCCAGGCTGGCCCCGGATTCGATCAGCTCGCGCAGCGGAGCCGTCAGGGTGTCGATCGCCGCGGCCGCTTGCTCACGCGCCCGGTCCGCCAAGGCGTCCACCTCGGCCTGCGGGTTCGCCGGCGGCGGCGCCGGCGCGGTATCTTTGAACGCCTTCATCGCCAATCCCGGAACCGGCGACGCCATGGCGGGGACCAACAGTTCCTCGCCCGGCTCCGGCTCCGGAATGCCGAACTTCTCATAGACGTGCTTCTTGCTCACAGGCAGGCCGACATCGCGGATCAGAATGCTGTAGACATTGGCCGACTTCTCAAGGTCCTCGGGTTCACTTAAGTCAAACTTCATCCAGGGGAGGTTCGGGCCATCGCCCAGGTTGAACCGCACGAGCGGCCGGAAGAGGTCCCGCCGCAGGGTCTCGGCCAGGGCCTTGGCATCGGCCCTAGTGAGATCCTGACGGACTTCATTATGAACCTTGCCTGCGGCATAGGATCCCCGGTCCCCGACGTCGGCGGTCAGAGTCTGTCCCAAAATGGCCTTGGACATCTCCCGGTTACAGAACTCTGCCAAGGTCTCGTAGATGTTGTCGCCGGCGTTCTTCATGGCCTGGACGAATTCGATCTCGGTGCTCTTTGAAATGATGCCGGCGGCGTCGGTACCCAACTGGATGACCGCCTGGATTAGCTTCTCTTTATCCTCTTCGCTGGTGCTGGCATCGTACTTTCCGAGTCGCAGGGGCATCCCGTAGACCTCGGCAAAGGTGACCCAGTCCTTGAGGCTGTAGTTCTTGAAGAGATACATCCAGGCACAGACCCGGATAATCCCGGCCCGCGAAGGGTGGCCGCTGCGCGCCTTGTAGCGGTGAATGATAAACTTATTGTCCGGCAGTTCGATCCCGCGAACCGGCTCCTCGTCAGTCAGCAACCGGAACTGGTCCGGGTGGCCCCACGGCAGCTCTCCGAAGGTGATGCGTTTCGGATGCACCCATTTCAACCTGTCGATACCAACCTGTCCATTGACGATCTTCCAGATGATCTCCGTCACCGAGAATCCCTTGCCGATCGCGTCCAGGATGTCCAGCAGGACCTCTTCAAGGCCCTCAAACTCCATAGCATCGGCCACAAGCTGGGCCGCTTTTTTGTCCGCCCGGCTGTTGGAGTAAGGGATGATCTCCCAGTCCAGGGCCAGAACCGCCTGCTTGCGCTTGCCCAGTTCACAGGAGAGGTGACAGTCCTTTTCCTCCATCTCCTCGAAGAGTTCCATCTGCCGGTAAACGTCGCCGGCGTCGGCCTCTCGGAAGATCCGCGCCAGCTTCTCCGGAGTAAGCCCGGCGGACGGGTACGTCGACCACCGGTCGCGCACGGAAACGACCGCGATCTCGTCGATGATCGGGCCTTTATTGCGGCCGCTAATCGGTTTCCCATCCGGACCGTAGATCAACTAATAAGCCCCTTTCTCAAACCTGGCCCGCCTGGTTGACACCGTCGTATACTCCGCGGGTCCCGTCTTGGCGCCCTTACCGGTCGCCAGCCAGAGCGCAATCCGGGCAGAATTCAGTGCCATCCCGAAGTGGTTCGGGACGTTCCTTTTGTAGTGGGCCGGGCTGTCGTCGTCGCCGTCCTTTTCCTTCTCCTTGACCAGCCGCTTTAGGTGCTGACATACCGTTTTAATCGTCTCGTCCTCGGCCGCCGTCCGCGGCTTGGGTAGCGTGGCCAGCGGGGGAACAGTAGCAAACAGATCTGTCGTTTCGTCCAAGGACTCGTCTCGGTCCACGGTCACCTTCCGCACCGCGCGGTCGCCCTCGCCTTCGGTGCCCTCCTTGACGTCGTCGCCCTTAAAGTACTGGATATAACCCGTGGCCCTTGTCAGTGCCCGGACCACCTGCTTGCTGGTGGTCTTGTACGGCATCGCGTCTATCACCAGGGCGCCAGCGTTATAAGCCAATTCCAGCACCTTAACCCGATCCAGGAGATCTTCCACGTCAACCTCCTCGAAGTGCAGGGGCCTGATGCCTTCCGGGCCGAAGGGCGCCACCACGGCGATATGAGCCTTGTCACCCATGTCGATGCCGATTCCGGTCACGCTTTCCCCCCAGACGTCGTGGAAGTAGTAGTCGCTTACCAGGCGCACTCGTTCCAAGACTTCCTCGGTGATGGGCTGCAGGTTGCCACCGTCGGGCTTGGCCAGCACCGAACACTTGAATTTGGCCAGCTTGCTGGGTTTATTCTTCACCCGCTGGTACCGGTCCCAGATAAACTGCAGGTTCAGTCCCGACATGATCAACTGCGGAACCCGGAAGCTCACATGGTCCTGGCTGCGCTCCGGATTCTGGGGAACCCAGTGACCCTGGTTTACGTCCAGCGGCGTGCCGCACCGGACGCACACCAGGAGCACTCGGCCGTCCTTCCGAATGAAGTTGGCGGGAAAGTCGTCTTCCACCACCTGTTCGAGACGGCAGCCCGGACACCTTACGTACCATAGCCGCTGGTCACCGTCCTGAAACCGCTCGTCAATGCCGATCCCCGGGAACATGCCCACTGAGAAAAACCTGAGCAGCGCCAGGTCGGATGCCGCGATACGGTCCATAGACCAGTCCAGGTTCTCCTGGTCGATCAGGTCAACCTCGTCATATAGGTTGCAGTCACTCGGAATTGAGATGGCACCCAACACGGTTTGGAGTCCGACGAAGTACAGGAAGTGGGTGTCGATCTCCTTGAGCGCGGTCTGGTCCGTGCCCTGCAACCGGCTCCGCAGATACTCACTGCGGTTCACAAAGGCATCCATCCGGGTGGTCGAGAACCGGTCCGACATCTTCTGGGTAGGCAGAAAGTAAATGGCGTTTCGGCGAACCTGGTCCAAGAGCCAGATCGCAAAACCTAGAAACAAAGTAGAGAAGCCGGTCTGTGCGCCCTTCAGGATGGTGACCTGCCTGTGTTTTAAGCTGTCAACGATCTCGCGCAGCGGCTCCCGCTGGGTCATATCCCAGGGACGACCATCGTCGAGCCTCACGTTTTGGTGCATCCACTCGGCAAACGCCATGTTAGCCTGGCGTTCCCCGACTAGATCCTTGATCAGCATTACTTTCTCAACGCCTCCGCCTGGCGGTCGACCATCTCGGACAGCCTGGCCAGGAGATCCTTGTCCGCCGCCACCTCGGCCCGCAGCCCGGCCTTGATCCGTTCCACGGCGGCCTCGACGCCCTTGTTGAAGTTGAACTTCAACTGCTCACGCCGGACCCCCGAGGCCTCCAGTTTGGCCAGGGCTTTGAGAATTTCCGTGACCTTGGCCTCCTGTAGGTCGCTGATATCCAGCTCCATCAAAAACTCCATGATGAGTTGCGTCGCGAGCTGGTTGGCGGCCTCGGCCATTTCGGTAGCCGGCGCGTCGGGGTTGACCTCGACAATGGCCTTGGCCTGCTCCTTCACGACCTTCAGCCGTTCCAAGCGGGAGAGGAAGTCTTTGCCGTAGCGCCCGACCGACGACTTGCTAACCTCGTGCCCGAGCTGGTTGAGCCATTCAGTTATCTCCTGGTACGTATGCCCCTCCACGAGCTTCCGGTTGACGGCTTCCATGATCCCGGTAGGGAGGGCCTCGATCTTGAAGTGCTTGCGTCGGTTCCTGTCGCGGCCCTTGCTCTTGGACACCTACAGCACCACCCCGGGGTCGGGCGGGATGTTGCCCTCCAACAAATCTATCCCTGTGGCCGTTAGCTTGACCATCGTCCGGGAAATGCCGAGGACCTCGTCGCCCGCCTCCCAGGTGGTGACGTAACCCTTCTCCGCCAGGTAGGCGATGTAGCCATTGAGCACCGCCGGCGACGTCGGGCAGGCCCGATCGTTGAGGGTGATCTCCAATACTTCCAGGGTCGCCGGCCCGGGGTAGGCGACCTTCAGGATCTGCATGATGTGCCCGCGGATCACGCGGGCTTCATAACGCGCCAGGCCGCTCATTCTTTACCCCCTCCGATCAGACGGTTCAGGCTCTTGTTGATCTCGCCGACCTCTTTGAAAATGCTGTCAACCTTGTTGTCCAGGCCGGCGATCGCCCGCACGAAATCATCCCGTAGCACGTATTTCTGCGGCAGGGCCTCACGCAGACTCGCGACGTCCTTCTCCACGGCCTTGATCTTCTCGTCCTGTTCAGCGTGTTTTTCTTTAACCGCCTGGCGGATGTCCCGAAGAAAGTACCCGATGATCCCCATGGCGGTACATAACAGTCCAAACAACAGGGTCGCGGCGGGCTTGTACAGGTCTAGCGGGAGGTCTGGCACGCGCAGCCCTCCCCAGCGGTGACTCGGGCGGCCCACTCCTCGCCGAGAGCATCCTTGATCTCGCGCAGGGCGGACTCAATCAGGCCCTCAACCTCGTCCTCTGTCACATTAAGTCCCAGGGACCTGGCTCGTTCAGTGAGCCAATCGGCGGCCGCCAGGAACTTCTTGTCGCCGCCGTAGTCGCGGAACGCCTGCTCCGCGAACTTCACGGCCAGCGTCGCCAGCTCGCGCTTTGCTTCCAGCTCCTGCTGGACGCGCCGCAGGCGTTCGACGCCGACCTTGCGCCGCAGCAGTTCGACGACGTAGGCAGCGCCGATGGGGATGATTACCGCCAACGCGGCCCGGGCCGCTTCCACGATCGGGCCGGAGTCCATCATCTCTTAACCCCCGTTCTGGAGCCGGGCGAGTTCCTCGCGCACGATACTCCTGATTTCCTCGCGCATCTCGCGCTTGATAATATCGCGTAAACGCATGGCAACGACGACCCCCGCCGCCCGGGTCTGCGCGTCGTCGGGATGGAACAGCCCATCCGTCCCGCCGGCGACCAGGCCGATCTTGGCCGCTTCCTCGATCGTCCGCTGCGCCCAATGCCCCGCGATGTCGCTGAACACCGCTTCCACTCCTTTCGCTACCAGCTCAGTCTGGACGTCTTGGCGGAACTTCGCCCAGCCGGCGGCCGCGGATTCAAACCCGAACTCCCGCGCCGTGGCGTCAGCCACAAAAAACCGCGGGCAGTCCTTGCCCGTTACGTCGTAATGCCTCCACAGCCGGTCGATCCCCCAACCATGCCGGGCCAGGATCTCCGCAGCCAGCTCCACGGCGTTGCGGTAGGTCGTGGCAAAGTCCGCATCGGCGTTGACGCAGATCTCTACGCCGATGGTGCAGTCGTTCGGATACGCCGACAGTTCACTCCGCGCCCGCGCAGGATAGGACTTAGCCCCGACGTGATAAGCCATCTCATCTTCGGGCACGCAGAGGACGGCTTCGCGGTCGTCGACAATCCAATTGGCGGACACCTTGTTCTGGGGGTGGTTCTCGAAGTAGTTACGGTTCGCGATTGCGTTCGCCCCGCGGTCGCGGTTCGCCGTCCAGTGGATGACCAGGGCCTTGGGCTTTATCTTGCGGCCGGGGCGGCCGCCTCGTTTCGGCGTGAGAAGCACTTGCCTAGATGCGACCATACTCTTGCCCCCTGTCGTCCTTCTGGTCATCAGTCGCCTGCATCTCCGCCTGTTGCGCTGGTGTAGGCAAGACGGGTGGGGCGATCATCCGTCCGCTTCTGAGCCCGCCAAAGCGGGCGGCTACCTTGTCACCGAAGTACCCGGCCAGTACTGTGAGAATGGGCCAGGAGCAAGCGTTTAGAAAGTCTGCAAGCATAGGTGCCGGGTGCCCCTTAACCAACATCACGAGCAGGACAGTGACGACAATCAGATGTATCCCCGTGAAACAGAGCGCAAGTGTTTCAGTAATACTCAAACCTTCAGCATCTGTCCAAAAGCCTTTCATATGAACTCACCCTTGGGAAAATTGTACCAGCCATCTGCCGTAAAACCCCGATTTCGGAAGTATTTTGCTGAATTAATTCAGTCAAACAGTTCCACGCAAAAAGAAGGCGCAGCTATTGCTGCGCGTTCACGATCTTCCTGATCCACCGTTCCGACAGGCCATATTCCCTTGCCAGCTCCCTGATGTTGTACCCGTCATATCTTTGCCGGATCTCCTCATCCCTTGTCACAGTTGTCAACTTCGGCAGGTAGATCCTCTCTCCGCCCAACTCTCTGGCCAGCTTCAGCGTGGCATCTACCCCGATTATCCTGGCTATCCTGTGATAGGGCTGCGGCAGCTTAACCTCGTTCACTGGCATCGGCACCCCCTTTGGCCTTCTTCAAGAGCATCTTCAGACTCTCGACCACCCTCCAGGCATCCCGGTGGGTCAGAAACCTCGGATCGTCCACATGGTAATACTTCCGGAGAAAAGCCCGTAGCCGCTTCGGGTTATCGGCCCACCCGAGTTTCTCGACGAGCTGATCGATCTTCCATAGCTCACGCCTGGTGGCCATCCCCGGGCGGCCCTCGATGTGCGCCGTCATCTCCTCGATGATCCGGATACCCTGGGGCTTTGTGAGGTCGGAGATGTGTTTGCAGCCGGTTCGGGCCTCGACAAACGCATGCAGCAGGTCATTGTCCATGCCCAGATTGCGGGCCGTCGCGTAGATCTTTCTCTTCTGGGCAGCGTTAATCTTCTCAGGCATGGCCGTCACCGCCCTCTGGGTTCTCCACCTCTGGCAGCCTGCGCGCCAGCGCCCAGGCGTCCAAGTTCTCCTGGGCCGCCTTGCGTGAGCCGACCATGGGCATCCGCGGTGACTTTATGCGATGCAGTGCACCTCTTGCGGTTCGCCAGAAAGTGCCGTACCCGCCGCCGCCCAGGCCGGGGTGGACGAACGCCACCCGGCCGTCGGGAAGCCTATAGGCCCTCGCTGGCTGGATCGTCTCAGGCATGGCCGTCACCTCCCTCAAAGAGGCTATACTGCTCTTCGGTCTGATCCGCTTCCAGGCGCATGCTCAGTTGGCCAGCCATTTCCTTAACCCACCCGGCGCGATCGTAGGCCCTGGCGCGGTTCAGGATCGACACTGCCCGGCCAACCAGGCTGCGGCGTACCTGCCGCAGCTCGGCCGGGTCGGTAATGATGTAGTAACCCGCGGGGGCGGCGGGGGAAGAGCCGACAGCCATGTGTTGCTCCTCAACGAGGGCCTTGATGATGTCCCGCACGCGCCGCCCGTCGATCCCCGTTTTGTAGGCGATCTGCCGCGCGGTAATCGCCCGGGCCCGCCCCCGGCACTTGGTGATGATCTTTGCCACCCGGATTTCGTCGGCCGTCATCCGGCCGATGAGCGCCGTCTGCTCCACGCCGCCACTCCCTCCACGTGCTCACTCCGCTAGTAGTACAACTCTTTGAGGATCTCCAGTTCTCGCTTGCGCCGGTCCCGCTCGGCTTTTTTTCCCGGCGGGTTCTGTAGGCAGTACCTCGGCCAAAGCGCCTCGATCCTCGCCAGGTGATCTATCCGTGTCCGCCAATACGGCTCCGTAAACGCCCATTCGATGCATTCCACCCATTGCTCCACTGATGGAGCATTATCCCCGGCCAGCATTGCCCTCGCCGTGGACAGTTGTTTTAAGTGCCAGTCCCGCGGGAACTTCAGAACCCCCAACGCCTTCAGCTTCTCTCTGAACGCTGCAACCAGGGCCTGCTCCTCTGCTGTGTAGCTTTGCTTCGACTTTTTACCCACGGTCCCACCTCAGCTAGTCTTGCAGCTTCTCCCGGTTAACCTCGTACCAGAAGACATCTTCAACCTTCTTGCTGGCGCCCACGGCGGCGATCACGTCATCGGGGTAGTCTTTGAGATTGTCCTTGGCCACAGTCTCCTTGACGATGATACAATCGGTCATTCCGCGCGCCTTGAGTGCCTTGATCACTGCCTGCACGTTTTTCAGGATGATCTTCGTGCTGCGGCGGAAACCACACGCTCCGAAGTTCAGAGTCCGGGTCTTGCCTTTAAGATCGTCCCGATTCGCTTCGACAAACTCCTTGATCTCCTGGGCAAGCCTCTTGATCCTGTCCTGATGCTGCTTAGCCCGCAGCTCCGCATCAAGCTTCAGGTCCTGGATTTTTGCGTTCATGTCGGCCTCGATCTGCTCGATCGCCAACTCGCATTCCCCAATCTCCTTCAGGTTCAAGTTCACATCGTCCCAGCTTCTCAGCGTCGTCCCTTCCAATCTCACCCGCGCCATCGCTATCCCTCCTTGATGATTACTGCACCAAATGCCTGCGATACTGTTCCCGTCGGCGTTCCGGAGTCAAAGCGGCGTAGATCTGCGTCGTCGCCGGATTGGCATGCCCCAGTTGATCCTGTACCGCCGCCAGATCCGCGCCCGAGTTCAGGAGCAGGGTGGCGAGTGTGTGCCGAAGAATGTGCGGGTGCACGCCTTTATCTATCGGAGCCCTGTCCGCGATCTTTTGCACCGCGTACTGGATGGCCCGCCGTGACAGCCGACGGACAAGGCCGACGTCCGTCACAAACACCGCCGGGTGTGCATCTTTACGCAAATCCAGATACCGCCGTAGGTGAATCGCGGCCTTGGCGCCGAAGAACACCACCCTCTCCTTGTTTCCCTTGCCAACCACCCTGGCCGACTGCTCCTGCCAGTTGATGTCCGAGCGGTTCAAACCGTAGACTTCCGACAGGCGGCAACCGGTGTGATACAAGAACTCGACAAGCGCCCGGTCCCGCAGTGTCTGGCAGCCTTCGCGCAACAGCTCCAACTCTTCGATGGTGAGGGCTTTGGGAAGCCGCTTTGATCCCTTCGGGTATTTGATCTTCCGGGCGGGGTCCCGCGGGACGATCTCCTCGTCCGTTAACCAGGCAAAGAACGACTTCAGGACCGCGAGCTTCCGGCCGATCGTCGAGGCCTTATGGTTCGGGAACTGGCTTAAGTACCACCGGATGTCGCTGGTCGAAATTTGATCGACGTCCTTGGTGAAATACTGGCCGAAGATCTTAAGCTCAAGGCCATAGCCTTTCAGCGTGTAAATACTGGCGCCTTCAAGCTTCTTGGCCGCCAGGAAAAGCCTGACCTTCTCGGCAATCTGGTGGTTAACGTCCACGTCCACCGGCCTTATCTCATAGCGCACCAGTATCCCTTGAATAGCTCTGATGATGGCCGGCTCGTCAGCATCGGAAGAGTGTGACTTCACTGCTGCCACCAGTTCATTCACCAAACGTTCCGTATTGATCACCCCTTTCTGCTAGGGCTCACCCCCGCCCGGCGACACGCCGGGCCGGAGTCAAACCTAACGGTCTAGGCCGGTACCTGCACCTTCGCGCTCTCTAGCTGGGCGAGTTCCTGCTTCCATCCGTCCAGGGCGGACGCGACCAGCGCCTTGATATCATCGCTGTATTTGATCGACCTCACCAGGTGCTCAGCACCCACGATGTTCTCCCGCAACCGCTCCAACCTAGCCAGTGCATCCGCCAGCGTCATCCCGCCGCCCTGGCCCTGGCACTTCCCACCGCAAGCGCAGGCGCACTTGTGGCCATTGTCAGGTTCCGCCTGCGGTACCAAGTCTGCCGACGTCTCCGGTGCCGGACTCGGTTCAGCTGACAATTGCTCAACGCCCCCCCCCCGCAGCGGCAGCAGCCGGTTCCGGTTCCTGGTTATCGGCATCCCGAACCTTCTTCCGGGGCTTCAGGCTGTACTGCTCCAGATTGTTCTTGCGCTTCCATTCCGCAAATACTACCGATTGGACCCCCAGTTCGGCCCGGATCTTGGCATCTGTCTGGCCTTGTTCCTTCCGAGCTATGTACTGCTCAGCTGTAAAACTCTCTAGTGCCTGATTACCCACGTTGTTCTCCTCCTCTCGCACCGGTTTGATTGTATTAACGCCCTCGGGCGCTATCGCCGCAATCTCTCGCTCGGCCAGGATCTTCGTTCCGCAGGCGAGATCCCCAGCCGCTACGGTAAAAGTAAACCCGAACGGGTGACGTATCGCTACAAATTTGGCAGTTACCTGTAGCACCTTGCCCCCATCCCCGTAGCACTCACTACCCAGCCCAGTTTCCCTTTTTGCCCACTGGACCTTGATCTCTTCACCCGGCCGCAGATCCAGCAGGCTGCTTATGGGCGTCAAAGCTTTCTCCTTTCGAAGCTCGGCCACCGCCGCGCGTCCGCGTTCGACCTGGGCTTCGTTCCGCCAGAGGTGTTCCGCCCAGCAAGCATCACAGACCTCGACCTCGCAGTCCGGCCGAGGTTTCCCCTGATCGTTTCCGCAGGCGAAACACTTACCCAAGGTCAATCACCTACTCCGCGGATACTTTGCAAACATCAACCAGGAACCGTATCGCCATGGCCCCAACCTGGACGACTTCTTTCTGTATACGGTGCGGGTCCGGGTTGCGTTTGCGGATCTCTTCCCAAAGCTCATCCAGTTCTTCGAGTATCACTGCGTAACCCTCATGTGCGCTGTTAAAGGCGGAGTAGGTCTGCACTGCTCGTTCGAGTTCACTGAGCACCAAGTTGGTTGCCTTCAAGTGGGATGCCCGAAGCACTGTCAGTCACCACCTTCACTTGAACCGTCCGCCGGCCCCACTGTAGGGCCGCCTCGCGGGTGGGGAAGAAGAGGTCGATCTTCGCCCCCCGGATCGCGCCACCGGTATCCTCGGCCCTGGCCCAGCCATAGCCCGGTACCCAGAGTTTGGTACCCAGCGGAATCACCCCGGGGTCGACGGCGCAAACCCCGGGGCGGGGGACGGTACCGGTAGCCGTTACCCCGTCGCCGTTGCCGTCGTCATAGCTGTACCCGGTGGCCTCCACAAGCAGGTGTTCGGCGGTGTCCAACACGTCGACTTTTCGAACGTCGCCGAAGCCCTGAGAAACGGGAGTCCCGCCGGCGGGCGTCCAACTTCGTCCCGGCGCCGCGGCCGGCGCCGGCGCCGCCAGGACGATGGCCGCCGCGATGGCTACCACCAGGTATCTCACGGCATCCTCCCGCGGTGTCCGGTTGCGGCCAGGGCGGCCAGGGCCACGGCAACAAACATCAGGGTGACAACCATGCCCCCGTCGATCACGCCGGCCACCCCCAGCGTACGGCCGCCACCACAACGTAGGCTGTAATGGTCAGCCCGGCGACCGCCAGGATAGCCCAACCAATCCACTTGCCCCGGTCTTGGATAAGCGCTTCGATGAGGGTATCCTCGAAATCCCAGCAGAACATCTCGCCGCTGGTGTAGTGGTGCGGGTAAGGATGTCCTGCCCCGCACCGCGTGCCTAAGTCGTGCCGACAGCCCCAACAACTGCAGTTGGTGGGGTCTGGGTCTTTGAGCGGTACGGGGCAGATCGTGTGGTTAATATAGCGGGGCCCGGTGTCACCCCAACGCATGGTTTTTCATCCCCCTTGTGGATTGGCTATTGGCTTGCCGCCGGTTGCCCGGCCCGCTTCCGCGGTCGTCAGGTAGAAGGGGCGCCACCCCTTCCACGACCCCCGGCCGGCCAGGCCGAGGGTTTCGGCATCTAGTCTTCTAACGAGAGGATGAGCCGGCCGGCGTCTTCAACGATCTCCCGGGTGATCTTCTGCTCGCCGGCCAGATCCAGCGCCCGGCCCAGCAGCTTCGTAAAGCGCCGCAAGCCGCCTCGCTTTGAGTCGAGCGCCCGCTCTACCAGCAGCTTCCGCGCGGCCTCGGTCAGCTCATACTCGCTGAGGATCTGCTCCGCTTCCGCGCGGGCCAGGCCGCCGAGCTTTGCGGTGTACGCCACCCGGGAGTAGATCTGCGCCAGGTTCTCCTTCATCGACGGGCCACGCAACAGATAGCCCGCCAAACGAGGCATGCCACAGAGGACCAGGCCGCACCTGGACTCATCGAAGATCGTCCGCAGCAGTTCGAGCTTCCGCACTGTGAAGCTCACAAGGAGATCCGCTTCGTCGATGATGATCAGCGCGGGCCGCTCCTTCAACCGGGTAACAATTCGTCTCATCACCGACCGCAGGGACCCGTACCCGGCATCGATGCCCAGCCGGTCGGCAATTTCGATCAGCAGCTCCTTGGCGGTCATCGATACGTCACCGCGCACATACACCGCGTCGGGGTTGCTCTCGCAGAACTTCAGGAGAGCCGTCGTTTTGCCGGTGCCGGCCGGCCCCACGATGACGCCGATCTCGCGCTCCGACTGGCAGAGATCGCAAACTGCCAGGACCTGCTTCGCGTCACTCGTCAGGAAAAAGTCAATCTCCCGCCGGTACTCGCGCTTCTCGGCCTGGTCCTCGGCTGTGGCCGCTTCCCACCGGGCTTTTAGCTCCGTCAGCTTTTCGCGCAGGTTGGCGCTCCCGTCCTCGCCGGCGAGGAACCGGCTGACATACGTGTGGCTCACGCCGATTTCCCGGGCGATGCCGCTGACCGTGGCCCCCCGGTCCTCGACCATCATCTTGAAATACAGCCGCAGGTCGTCGACCGCCCTGCGGTCAGCCTCGTCCATCCTCACAACCTGTCCCACTGTCATCCCTCCTTGGCTAATCTCTTTGCGACCCGGTCGCCCCGGGCCACCAGGAAATCCTTGACGCGGTCACGTTTTTCCACGGCCGGCGGCGGGGGAAGATCGTCCTGTGCCGCGGCCCGCGCCCTGGCCGCGGCTTCCAGCCCGGTGAGCATCTGCACCTGCGGCCTGACGCCCTCGTCGTTGGCACCGACGACCTTGGGTATATCCTGGACCTCGCTGAGCGGTGCATCTAGTTCGGCCAGGCGCTGCCGGAAGAACTTGCGCGCCCGCCGCTGGCGCGCGATATGCTCCTTGACCTGCGCCTCGGTGGCGCGCATTGAAAGCAGTTCCGCGTTCTTCGCCACGCACAGGTACCGGCCCCGGCGAAAGACGACCAGTTCGCCGACATTGGACGGGTCGTAACGAACCGTCACCGTATCCCCGATGAATGGCACCAACTCCTCGGCCCAGAACAGCCGTCCGAAACGCCGTATGCCGTCCGGGTAGATCTTGACTTCGTTGAGCTTCATTAAAAGAAGGTCCAGGACACGGGCATCCGGCATCTCCGGCCGGGCAGCGGGTAATGACTCGTAGAGTTCCATCGGTGACATGCCGAGCCCGGAATGCCGGCGTTTATGGTAGTCGGTCTCAATCCACTCCGCCAGGCGCGAGGCAAACTCTTCGGGCGTGAGCAGTTTGCCCGCCCTGCAAAGAGCTTTCTCGTCGAACCCTTCGGGCCTGTCCTCCGGTTTGTTGCCACAGTACCCGGGCAGGTACTTGCTAAAGCGCAAGTGCATAGTGGAGAAGAATCGCTCGATGGGCTTTGTCCAGGGACTGTGCGGGGTGCAGAACCGCTCGTCGATCCGCAGGCTGGCATAGACGGCGGCGAGGTGTTTGCTCCTGTAGTCCTTGCCGTTATCGGTGTAGACCTGGGCGGGGATGCCCTGAATTGGAGAGTTGGGTTTCGGCAGTATGCCATGCCGGAGCGCCAGGGCGATGCTCTGGCTGTTGTCGTATTGGCTGACGCAGAAGCCGGTTACAACCTCGGTGCGCATGTCCATCCAAACCGAGACCACGGCTTTTAAGGGACGACCGCCAAAGTTCAGGAACACTGGAATTGTGTGGCCGTCCCCCGTCCAGATCTCGTTCTTTTGCAGGTCGCTCAGGTCGCGTCGGCACTTGGGCTCGATCGTCTTCCGGAAAGCCTCTATGCCCTCCCGGCCCATCACTCGCTCGCCCGGGAGGATGTCCTCGTCGATGATGCGGTACACCGTAGCCCGCGACGGCGCCGGGACACCCAATTCCTCGGCGTAACGGCACGCCCGCTCGTAGACGTGTTGCTTCGTAGGTTTGTGCGGCTGTAGGTATTCGCGCTTGATGAACCGGATAAGCTCCGGATGGACCCGGCGCTGGGCGACCGCTTGGCGGTACTTCTGGTGGATCAACCCATCGATCCCCTCCCGTTCGTAGGCTGCGACCCAGCGGCGCAGGGTGCGGTCGCTGACATGGTGTTTGCTCATCAGAGTGGCGAGCTTCGCCGCCCGGTCTGGGTCGTCGCGTAGAGCAATCACCTCCTCGCAGATGGCTACCTTCTGCCAGGCCTCGTCCATCACGCGCCGGTACTCCTCGTCAGAGAGACGGCTCTCCAGCTCGGCCAAGGTGCACGTTGTCCTTTGCGCCGCCGAGCTGGAATCGTCCGCCTGGGCGGGGAGAGGGTCGGCTTCCTGCTCGGCTTGGTCTTGAGCGAACTGCCTCTGAATGTCAGGGGGGAGAGAAGATAGCGCGATTAGATACCGCTTCCGGCAAGCCCCGCCGTTACCGGGTTCTTCCCGGATAACGTACAGACCCCTTGCGATCTGTTTCCGCACTGAGAATGCCGACATTTTAAGTACGTCAGCTACTTCAGCCGTCGTCAGCCAAATCTCGCTGCTTATCTTCACTTCCCCCCTTCCGTTAGAGGTAGGTCGGGGGCCGGATTCGAACCGGCTTGGTGCCTTTTCACCGCCTGCATCCATCGCCCTCGCCAGGATACCGGTTTGCCGATACCCTCGCGAGGGCTAGGCAGGCTTGGTATCACCTTGTGATCATCAGCGTGTGCCCACCACGCCGCCCCAGCCTTGTTACCCAAGTTGCTTAACCTTGCCGCTTGTCCATTCAGAGCGATAGAGGACCGAGTACACGATCTTCATCGCGTAAGATTCAACCAGGTGCTCCAACTCGTCGACCCGCCTGTCCAGCTCCGTCTGCTCCTCCAGTAGCTTGTTCTCGCGCGCCCGCAGCATCTGTAAGCGGGCTTCGAGTTGCTGCCGCTCCGCATTGATCCTATCCAACTGGTCCTGGGCCGCCGTGGCATGCTGCTCCGCTTCTTCCCGTGCCCGCCGTAGCTCTTCCCGCGCACCGGCAAGCGCGAGCTTCAACTGAGTGCATACCTGTCGGTCGATTTCGGCGTTGAAGCCGTATTCCGCCCTGAAGACCGTCAAGACCGTATTGTTCTTGGCAACCAGCACGACGTCGTCCAATAGATAGAACTCTACAATCTGTCCGTCTTCTTCCGGCTTCCGATACAGCAGTTCTGCCCGGATAACCGCGTCGGCCACCGCGGCGACGGCGTCAGCTTCCATCGCCGTGCGGTCGATCCGCTCCACCCACCTCTTGGCCGCATGCTTGCTGACCTCCATGTTCCACCCCCTTTCGGTCGCTGATGTCTAAGCGGGCACCGGCGCGCAGCTCCTTCAAAACGCGGTAAATCGTCTTCAGAGAGCCGATCCGCCAGCCCCGCTCGGCAGCCTTATCCATCAACTGCTTGATCAACTGGCGACTCTTAGCGCCAGGGTTCTCCCCGTGCAGCTCCACCAGGTAGGCAAGCGCCGCCGGCTCAAAGCTGTGATGCCGGCGCGGGCGGCTGGCTTCGTGTTCCTCGACGATCAGCCGTTCGAGTGCTCGCAGATCTGACTGTAGGCTGCCCATTCGCCGGTTAATCCGCCGCATCTCCGCCAAAACAGTGCCGGCAGGAATCATCCGTTCCCGCTTTCCCATATCTGCGTTCTTAAAGAGGCTACCTTGCTGCACCGGTGGCGCCCCCCCCTCAGTTTTGGGCGTTCAGCTCGCCAGCTCGCGGATCGTCTCCTCGGGAACATTCAATTCCCGCGCCAAGGCCGGAACGTACTTTCCTGGCCCCCGTTCACCGCGAACAATGCGGGAAAGGTATTTTTCACTAACACCGATCCTGCTGGCTAGCTCGCCCTGAGTCATTCCTTTATCAATAAGGTTCTTTTTGATTAACTTGCCGAGATCGTTCATCTAAAGCGCATCCTCCGAAAAGCAACTTGTCGGATTGCGTCACCCACTCGTCACATTTGTCGAACAGTTAGAGTTTCGGATGGTCATCGGATGTGGTAGCATACTCTTGAGGTAGAAAAACCACCCGCTAAATTCATTTTACGGCGATTGTCATAATCAGTCAAGTTACTTATGTCGATTGTCAGCAGGGATTTATGATGATCGCCGTATGCGGTCGCCGGCGGGAGGGGGTGACAGGCATTAGGGATGATTTTGACCCCGAATTTGGTAAAAGATTGCGAAGGGCGATAGAGCTGGAGGGTATTACTCAACTGGAGCTGGCTGAACGCCTGGGCCTTAACAAGGATTCCATTTCGAACTATGTTAAGGGGCGCATCCCGCGGGCAAGTATTCTTTATAAGATTGCCAAAGCTCTTGGTACAACCGTAGAGTGGCTCCTTAAAGGAGAAGGTGAACCACCAGATATTCACGATATTGCGTTTTCAACTCGACTTAAAGAGACTATGAAAGCTAAAGGAGTCACAACTGATGCCCTCGCACAGGCCCTAAAAATGCCTGTTAATCAGTTATGTAGAATTGTAGATGGATACGTTCCCGATGGTTTTACTCTTATGATGATCGCTGACAGGCTTGGTGTTTCCATACCCTGGTTACTAACTGGGACTGATCCCCGAGCCCCATCCGGTGTAATAGGGGAGTTGACTTTTGAGGATGGACTACGTCTAGCTCAACAAGCAATTCAGCAAGCTTTTAATTCGATTTTGAGCCAGCGACAAAGCAGGCCAGATATCACTGCTAGCTATGGAAACGGCAAAACCCTTATCATTGAAACAAAATCAAAGACAGAAGCAGAAGATTTAGAATTACTCTGTCAGGCCGGGCGGCGCCTCAGTGTCGCTGAGCGACAGCAGGTTTTTGCTTACCTAGCTAGTCTTCTTGATCGTAAGGTTAACATTCAGGATCACGACGAGTTAGTTGATCTTCTGGCCAGCAAGGTCTATCCTCAAGGTGTCCACGAGTCACCAAATAACCCCTACCGAACGAGGGAACCACCTGGACCAGACCAGGAAAAAGAGGCTTCCATTATGGAAGCCCCTCAACAAAAGCCTCACCCATCACGGTGATATGGGGAGTGAGGCTACTTGTTAATACTTGTTAATAAAGGAAGTGAGCTATTAGATCATTGCTACCGACATTATACTAACCATTTCTGAGCAAAGGGCCCCCGACTAGGGGGTCCTTTTATTTATAAGCATCTGTTATTCTTTTATAGTATTTGTAATCAACTTCGCTATTTTTACGAAGTCGCCACATTCTTAATAATCCTAAGATACATCCGCGCAACTTCGCTCATAAGGTTGCGCGGTTAGGTTGCGCGGGATTATATCCATGTCATGGTATCCATTCCATGGAAATATGTTACTCTAATACTCCCTCTGTTAGCGGCAGATCCACCTTAAGACCCCCTTAGTAACGATCGGTAACACGCATATTTTCCGAGATCTCATCTCGTGGCCGACCACAACGACGGCCACCGTGTTATAAAGTAACAGATTCTCTCCAACCTGTTACTGTTTCCATGCCTCTTCGTTACCTAGGGCCGGCAGGATCGCCGCCGACCCGCGCCGCCGAAAACCCCTCTCACGCTTACGGCCTCATACCTTCAGAGACTGTTTCCGCGCCCGCAGGGCGCGCCGCGCGCCGCCGGAAAAATCTCACTCAGCGAAATCCCCGCAATCCCGCGATATCCCTGGTTTTCCCGGGTCTTCCCGCCTGTCCCCGCCCGGACAAGTTACATGAGATTTGATAATAGGGATGGAAACAGTTTCAATTCCTCGTAGGTAGGCTGAAAACCTGGTGCAACACCCACCCTTGCCCCTATCCAAGAGAGTTTCAATTCCTCGTAGGTAGGCTGAAAACAACCGGAACGATGTTCCACGGAATAACAGTACCCCCGTTTCAATTCCTCGTAGGTAGGCTGAAAACTAAGAATGCTTAACAACGTCGTTTTGGTGGGCCGGCGTTTCAATTCCTCGTAGGTAGGCTGAAAACGCCATATGGAAGTAACGAACCTAATCGGGAGTTGATGTTTCAATTCCTCGTAGGTAGGCTGAAAACTGGTCTAAGTGAGCGCCTTTGGCGGACTGATCTTAACGTTTCAATTCCTCGTAGGTAGGCTGAAAACTTCCCCCCACTTATTACATTTTTAC